TCATCCCTTCCGGCGCCGTGAGCTGACCAGACGCACGGACAGCGGCGTCCGCCGCAGCTCGGCGGGCTCGACCTCGTGCCCGATGAAGGCGATCAGCTCAGGCGGAAGGCTTCCTGGGCGCTGGAGCGATACCCATGCCTGGTCCTCCATGTCTTTCGCCATTACGGCCCTCATGACCAGCGGCTGCCAGGATGGCCATGCCCGCGCGCCCGCCGCAGCCGCCGGTGCTCAGAACGCCCCTTCCAGGTGGTCGACGACCGGGCGGTGGCCGCGCGGCCAGGTGACGGTGACCACGGTTGCTGTCACCTTTGTGCTATCGTCTCGCGCTGGAGGTAGCAATGGAGGTCGGTATCTACGCCCGGCGGTCGCGGCCCGAGGAGCTGGAGCCGGACAGTGTCAGGGAGTTCGAGACCTCGACCGAGCGCCAGCTCGGTGCCTGTAGGCAGCACGCCGAGGTCAAAGGCTGGACGGTCGACGAGCGCCATATTTACCGTGAGGCCGGCGTCTCGGGATACACCGGAATTCGCCGCGACCAATTCGAGCGGCTGATCGGCGACCTGGAAGCCGGAGCCATTAAGGGCGTGCTGGTTTGGAAGCTGGACCGGCTATCGCGCAACCGCCGCGACTGGAATCGACTGCTCACCCTTGCCGAAGAGCGCGGCACCATCGTCGCCTCGGTCACCGAAGGCCTCGACACCACCAGCGAGATGGGCGGGTTCGTCCTGGAGCTGCTGGGAGGGATTGCCCGTATGGAGTCCAAGTCCAATTCGCTGCGGACCCGCATCGGGAAGGCGGCGCTCGCCCGTATGGGAGAACCAAGCGGCGGCGGCCGGCGCCGCTTCGGGTTCGAGCCTGACCAGGTGACCATCCGCGAAGACGAGGCCGAGCTGCTGCGCGAAGCCGCCCGGCGCGTCCTGGCCGGCGACGGCACGACCCGCATCGTCAAGGACTGGAACCGTAGGGGTCTGACGATGCCCGGCGGCTCGCCGTGGCAGCCGACGCCGCTGCGTCGGGTCCTGCTGGCCCCAAGGGTCGCCGGCCTCCGGCAGCATCAGGGCAAGGTGCTGACCGACGCCCAAGGGCAGCCCGTTGCTGCCGCCTGGGACGCGATCCTCGACCGGGCGACCTGGGAGCGGCTTCGGGTGGTCCTGCTCGACCCGAGCCGGCGCAAGGGCGGCCGGCCCACCAGCTATCTGCTGAGCGGCTTCATCTTCTGTCATTGCGGCGCGCGCATGAACGGTCAGATGAAGGAGGGTGTCTTCATCTACACCTGCCAGCAGAAGGGGCGTGGCGGGTGCGCGTCGCGCCGCAGGGCCGCCCCGATCGAGGATCACGTCCGCAACCAGGTGCTGGACGTATTGTCCACGCCGAAGCTGCGCGCCAGGATCGAGGCGCTGCACGCCGCGGACCTGAGCGGCGCGCAGGTGGCCGAGTTGACCGGCAGCCTGGACGCCGACGCCGCGAAGCTGGCCCAGCTCGACGCACTCGCCGCCGACCTCGACCCTGACGAGCTGATGACCGCCAGGGCGAAGATCGGCACGCGCATGGATCAGACACGCCGGCAACTGGCCGAGGGCACCACCACTGATGCTCTCGCCGAGATCCCCGAGATCGCAGAGCTGCTGACGGCGGCTTGGGACCGATGGACGCTCGACAAGCGGCGATCGGTTCTCAAGCTGGTGATGGGTCGAGTCATCACAAAGCCCGTGGCGATGGGCGAGCACTTCCAGCCCGAGCACATCGAGATCGTCTGGCGGGCCTAGCAGCGGAATTACATCGGCGTAGTTACCGCCGTTGTCTTTTCGCTGGTCAGCGTACGCGCACGGCCTTTGGATGGAGTTGGATGGAGCTGCGCCGGCGTGAGAAGATGCGCCGCGACCAGACACAGCTGAACAGGCCCGCCTGGTCGCGGCGCTACGAGGCTTGAGCGGTGCCTGCCGCACCAAGCACCCGCAGTTGTCATGTTGGCATGCGGCACGTGTGTTCTACAAACACCGCAGTAGGACCGCCAGCATAGGACCGCGGTAGGACTGCCGCCCCCCGGACGGGCCGGAAAGGGTGGCAGTGACGCCGATCGTCCTGGACGGCGTGCTCACGGTCGAGATGGCCGCCGAGCGACGCAGCATGCATCCCACCACCATCACCCGCGCTGTCCGGCGCGGTGAGCTGGCCGCCGAGCGCATCGCCGGGCGGTTGTTCATCAGGCCTGACGCGCTTGACCGCTGGGCCGACTCCCGCATCGACCATCGGCGCCGGCAGCCATGACCTCGACCGAGCCATCCGGCCAGCTCGCCGGAAGCCGCCGCCGCCAAGGTCTGCCACCCAAGGTCGAGGACCCGATCGTTCTCGACCAGGTTGCCCTGCTGGTCGCCGCGCTGCTCGTCGGCGACCCCAAGGGCGAGGGCGACGATGGCCGGGCCGCGTAAGCGAAGGGGCCCGGCTGCCAACCCGGGCCCCCAAACCGCCACCGCGACCAACGGCGAGGCCATCATAGCCGATGCCCGCGGCAGAGTCCGAGCGCAGAACCAGCACCTGCGGATCTGCCGGCACCTCCACCGGGCCGCCCCGCTCACCGTCTACTACGGGCCTCGGCCGCTGTGGGCCGTCCCGCTCGACGAGCTGCCGCGCTGGTGGTGGGCGGCATGAGCGAACCGTTCTCCTCGGCGAGGGCCGCCGAGTTCGAGCGACTCAAGGCCGAAGCCGCCCAGGCGCAGAAGGAGCAGCGGCAAGCCGCCGAGCTGGCCATCATCCGCGCCGCCAACGTCAAGCCCGAGCGGGTGAAGTGGCTGTGGCCGGGTCGCATCCCCGCCGGCAAGGTGACGATGCTGGACGGCGATCCGGGCCTGGGCAAGTCCACCATCACCCTCGACCTGACCGCCCGGCTGACGACCGCCTCGCCGCTCCCGGACGGCCACCGGCCGGCCAAGCCGGTGGGCGTGCTGCTGCTCTCGGCCGAGGACGGCGTTGCCGACACCATCGTGCCCAGGCTCAAGGTTGCCGGCGCGAACCTGGAGCTGGTCACCATCATCGACCACGTCACCGACGAGGGCGGCCCGCGGCCGGTGGAGCTCCCCGCCGACCTGGACCGCATCGAGAAGTACGCCGCCGCCCTGCTCTACGGCGACGATGACGACGAGGAGTGGTTCACGCCCGGCCTGCTGATCGTCGACCCGGTCATGGCCTACCTCGGCGGCGAGGTCAACGCCCACCGGGACCAGGACGTCCGCCGGGTCCTGCACCGGCTCAAGCTGATGGCCGAGACCACCGGCATGGCCGTGGTCGCCGTCCGCCACCTGAACAAGATGACCGGCTCCAGCGCGCTGTACCGCGGCGGCGGCAGCATCGGCATCATCGGCGCCGCCCGCGCCGGGCTGCTGGTGGGCGTCGACCCCGACGACGAGCACCGCTGCATCCTGGCCGTCTCCAAGTCCAACCTCGCCGCCAAGCCGCCGAGCCTGGCCTACCGGGTCGTCGGCGAGGAGCTGTACGACACCGCCAGGGTGGTATGGGACGGCACCAGCGAGCACGGCGCCGAGGATCTCCTCGGCCGCCCGCTCGAGCGGCCCAGCCCCGAGCAGGACCGGGCGGAGGAGTTCCTCGCCGACCAGCTCGGCGGCGGCCCCCGCCGGGCCGACGACCTCCGCGACCTCGCCGACGCCAGGGGGCTGGCATGGAGGACCGTGCAGCGGGCCATGGAGGCGCTCCAGGTCGAGGTCGAGCGGCGGCCGGAGAAGGGCAAGCGCGGTCGCGGTCCGTCGTGGTGGTCGCTGCCGAATAGGCGCCACGGAATAGGCGCCGCCCCCAACAACAAACCGTCTGGCGCGTATTCGCAGGATGGAAAACCGCAGGTCAGCGAGCCGGAAGAGACCTCGGAGGAAATACGCGCCACCGCGCCATCGCTGTTGGACGACCTCGACCCCGACGACCCAGGAAGGTTCACCCGATGACCGTGTCCGACCCCCGATACTGCGAGGTCTGCGGCGAGGTCCTGGCCGCTGTCCGGCCCGATGCCCGCTACTGCTCGCCGAAGTGCCGCCAGACCGCTTCCAGGCGGGCGAGGTCCCGTCCAACCCGGAATCCCGGCAATATATCCCATATGCCCTCTTCGGAGGTTGCATCGTCGCAGGTCAGAGGCTCGGGAAGTGTGACAGCGGACGCCGGCATGTCTCCACCCTCGGGAAGTGTGACAGCGGACGCCCACTACTGGCCACGGGTCGTCGTCGAGCAGTTCCGCGCCGCTGGCGACCATGAGGCCGCCGCGACCTGGGAACGGCACTTCCGCGAACGCGGCGAGTGGCGAGACAGCGCACAATAGATCCGGCCGCACGACGGGCTACAGCGAAGGGTGGTGGGCGAGTGACCGACGGGCCGCCCGCCCGCCGCTTCCCGCCGCTGCCCGAGCGGGAGCGCTCGCTGCTGGCCTACCTGGCCGTGCTGACCGTCGCCACGCAGGCCGGCTGCGACGAGCAGACCGCCGCCGATGCGCTCGACGAGCTGGCCGGCCGCGGCAAGGTCGCCATCTGGTGGGACAACCAGCACGCCATCCTCACCGCCGCCGGTCATGACCTGGTGGTGGCCGAGCGGTTGTGGCTGCGGCACCACGCGAGCGACCCCGCGCTCAACTAGGCCACATTCCCGCCGCTCGCCTTGCAGGCGCATAATGCGCAACAGGGTTGCATGTGCTAGCCACCGAAGGAGCCGCCGCCAATGCCCCTGCTCGACGAGCTGCGCACCAAGCGCACCGCGGCCCGCGAGGCCGCCGACACCATCCTTGAGCGCGCCGCCAGCGAGTCGCGCGACCTGGCCAGCGACGAGCTGGCCGCCTACCAGGCCCGCGTGGTCGAGCAGCGCGAGGCCGACGACGCCATCGAGGCCGAGCACGAACGCCAGCTCGCCGAGGCCCGAGCGGCCGCCCGCGCCGGCCGCGGCCCGGTCCTGAGCCGCGCCGCCCTGGACACCGCCCGCGCTTTCCGCTCGGCGATCTACGCGAAGAACCCGGCGCCGATCGAGATCTACTCGGACCTGCCGGACGAGTGGCCCGACGACCTGCCCGAGGTGCAGGGCCGCGTCGGCCGCGTCCAGGTCCACACCAGAGACACGTTGACCTCGACCGCCACCCAGGCGCTCTCCACCGACGTGTACTCCACCATCGTCCAGCACCTGGTCGAGACCAGTTCGGTGATGAGCGCAGGTGCGACGGTGCTGACCACCGCCACCGGCGAGGACCTGGTCATCCCCAAGAGCACTGGGTTCGTCACCTCGGCCATCACTGCCGAGGGAGCGGCGATCAGCGAGTCCGACCCGACGCTGGCGACGGTCACCTTGAAGTCCTACAAGTACAGCAACTTCTTCCAGATCAGCTACGAGCTGGCCAACGACACGCCGACCAACCTGCTGAGCTTCCTCGCCCGCCAGGCCGCGCTGTCGCTGGGGCTCGGCGCCGCCGGTTATGGCGACGACCTGGTCAACGGGACCGGCACCGGCCAGCCGCGCGGGCTGCTGCTGGACGCGGTGATCGGCCCGACCGCGGTGACGGGCACCGGCACGAGCCTCGGCACCCAGGGCACCGCCAACCAGGGCACCGACGCGCTCTGGAACCTCATCGGGTCGGTCGCCGAGCCGTACGCCGCGGCGCCGTCCGCGGCGTTCCTCATGCGCAACGCCAGCGACGTGATCGTCCGCAAGCTGAAGGACACCACCGGCCAGCCGGTCGCCGGGCTCACCACCCGAGGGCAGATCCTCGGCTACCCGAGCTACGTCGACCCGTTCATGCCGGCGATGGCGACCACCGCCAAGTCGATCCTGTTCGGCGACTTCAGCCGCTACTTCGTGCGCATCGTCAACGGCGTGCGCTTCGAGCGCAGCGACGAGTTCGCCTTCCAGTCGGACCTTGTGAGCTTCCGCTGCATCCTGCGATTGGATGCCGCGCTGATCGACCTGGGCGCGCTGCGGCACTTCCAGAACCTGACCTGAGCCGACATGCCCTGGCAGTGGCCGTGGCGCCGCACCCAGGACCGGGCGCTGTTCAACATCGGCGACGTCCCGACGATGCGCAGCTGGGCCGGCGAGCCGGTCACCGTCGAGCGCGCGCTGCGGCTGTCCACCGTCTGGGGCTGCGTGCGGCTGCTGGCCGACAGCGTGAGCACCCTGCCGCTGCACGTCTACCGCGGCGACGAGCGCGACCCGCTGCCGACGCCGCCGCTGCTGCAGCGGCCGTCCGCGGACTTCCCCGAGTTGTCGGACTGGCTGTGGGCGGTGATGGCGTCGCTGCTGCTGCGCGGCAACGCCTGGGGCGTCATCACCGCGCGGGCCGGCGCCGGGCTGCTGCCCGCCCAGGTCGACCTGGTCCATCCCGACCACGTGAGCGTGACCGAAACGCGGGATGAGCCGCCGGTCATCCGCATCGGCGGCGAAGAGGTCGACCGGGCGGAGCTGTTCCACTGCAAGGCCTTCCCGCTTCCGGGCAGCATGCTGGGGCTGTCGCCGATCGCCTACGCGCGCGAGGCCATCGGGTTGGGCGTGGCCGCCGAGCGGTTCGGCGCGCAGTTCTTCGGCGAGGGCGCGACCCCAAGCGGCGTGCTCACCTCCGACCAGCGCATCAACGCCGAGCAGGCCAGGACGACGAAGGAACGGTGGAAGACCCTACACAAGGGCCATCGGGACATCGCCGTGCTCGGCGACGGCATCAAGTTCCAACCCGTCACCATCAGGCCCGACGAGGCGCAGTTCATCGAGACGCAGAAATTCAACGTGGACACCATCTGCAGGTTCTTCGGAATCCCGAGCGAAATGATGAACGGGCCGACCGCCGGGCATGAGGCCTACACCTCGCCGGAGATGCGCGGCGCCGACTTCCTCACCTTCACGCTGCGGCCGTGGCTGCTGCGGGTCGAGCGCGCCGTGTCCGGGCTGCTGCCACGCGCCCAAGCCGCGAAGTTCAACGCGGGCGGGTTCGTCCGCGCCACCCTGCGCGACCGCTACGAGGCGCACAAGGTCGGCATCGAGGCCGGGTTCCTGACCGTCAACGAGGCCCGCGAGCTGGAGGACCGGCCGCCGCTGCCCGAAGGAGGCGCCATCGCATGACCGACCTGCTCATCCGCTCCTTCGAGGTCGCCCTGCACATCCGCGACGGCGGCGACGGCCGCACCCTGGTCGGCCCGGTCATGCCGTGGGGCGTCCACGCCGTGGTGCTTGACCGTGGCCGCGAGGTCGTCGAGGACTTCGCCCGCGGCGCCTTCGCCGACGTCGACCCGGCCAGGGTGCCGCTCACCGCCACCCACCCGCGCGACAACCAGACGCTGCCGATCGGCCGCACCGTCGAGCTGCGCGACGAGGCCGACGCGCTGCACGGCGCCTGGCGGGTATCCAAGACCGCGCTCGGCGACGAGGTCCTCGAGCTGGCCCACGACGGCGTCCCGCTCGGGCTGTCGGTCGGGTTCCTCGAGCTGCCGGGCGGCAACCGCTGGTCGACCGACCGCAGGCGCGTCACCCGCACCAGGGCCGCCCTTGACCACGTCGCCGTCGTCAGGGTGCCCGCCTACCAGGGCGCCGCCGTCGCTGGCGTACGGGCCGCTGCCGGCGCAGCGATGGCCCATCCCCGCGCCGGCCTGGCCCGACGCTGGCGGTAGCCGTGGCGAACAAGCCCCGCCGCATCGGCACCGGACAGCGCTCGCAAGGTTTGTGCGTCCGCTGCCGAGAACGCTTCGTCGGTCCCGGCGACCGCTGCCCCGACTGCCAGACGCTGGTACGCATCAGGGCAGCCAGGCGCAGGCGGCGACGGTGACCCTGCCGCGTGCATGCCTCGGCTGCGGCGTGCTGGTCCGCGGCGCATCCCGCTGCCCGCGCTGCGAGGGTGAGCGCGAGCGAGCCAAGGATGCGCGACGGCCCGAGCGCAAGACGGCCGCCGAGACCAGGCGACGGCGTGAGGCCGTGGCCGACTGGCGGGCCCGCTGGGGCGACTGGTGCCCCGGCTACTCCGAGCGGCCCGGCCGCCCTGGCCATCCCTCGGCCGACCTGACCGCCGACCACGCCGGCATGGTCGGCATGGGCCACCCCGAGGACGGCCCGCTGGTGGTCCGCTGCCGCTCGTGCAACAGCGCGAGGGCCGCGGCCATCATGGCCCGCGAGATGGGTTCCCCCCTCAGGCCGGCCGCTACGCCCCCGCGCCCGCCCAACTTCGCATCACACTCGCCGCCGCCGAGCGTGGCATGAAGGCCGGCCCGAAGGCGGCGCTGGTCGCCCCGCCGCTGGACCTGCGCCGGCTGCCGAAGCGGGGCGGGTCCAGGGCGATCGCGTTCGGCGAGCGCTACCTGCGCGTCCCCAAGGGAACCGGGGCGTTGCGGCGGCTCAAGTTCCGGCCCTGGCAGCGCGCCATCATCCACGGGCTGCTCGACGAGCCCCGACCCCGCCAGGGTCTGGTGTCCATGCCGACCGGCAACGCCAAGAGCACTCTGGCCGCCGGGCTGGGCCTGTTCGGGCTGCTCGCGGACGGGGTCGAGGGCGCGCAGGTCCCCATCATCGCCTCGGACAAGCGGCAGGCCGGCATCGTCCAGCGCATCGCCCGCCGCATGGTCGAGCTCGACGAGGCCCTAGCGGGCCAGGTGCAGGTCTACCACGACTACCTGTACGTGCCCCGCACCGACTCGGTCCTGCAGGCCCTACCCGCCGAGCTGGAGGCGTTGCAGGGCTGGGACCCGTCGATGGCCATCATCGACGAGCTGCACGTGGTCACCACCGACGTGTACGAGTCGATGGCCGCCCGCGCCGGGAAGCGCGACCGGTCGCTGCTGCTGGCGATCTCGACCCCGCCCCGGGACGGCAACACGGACTCGGTCATGGGGCGGCTGGTCGAGCACGGCCGCGACGGCGGCGACCCGAGCTTCTACTTCGCCGAGTTCGCCGCCCCGGCCGGCTGCGACGTCGACGACGAGGACGCCTGGTACATGGCCAACCCGGCCCTGGGGGACTTCCTCCACATCGACGCACTGCGGGCGACCCGCAAGACGATGCGAGAGAGCACGTTCCGAGCGTGGCGGCTGGGCCAGTGGCCGCAGGTCTCCGATGACGCCTGGTTGCCGCCGGGCGCCTGGGACGCCTGCGCCGACCCTGGCAGGGCCCCGGCGGACGGCGCCGACGTGGTGCTGGCGTTCGATGGGTCGTTCTCGGCCGACACCACCGCCCTGGTCGCCGTCACCGTCGAGCCCCGGCCCCACGTCGAGCTGGTCAGGTTGTGGGAAGCGCCCGAGGGTTCGGTGGACTGGCGGGCGCCCGTCGTCGAGGTCGAGGACGCCATCAGGGCCGCGTGCCGCCGCTGGCGCGTGCAGGAGGTCGCCGCCGACCCCTACCGCTGGCAGCGGTCGCTGGAGCTGCTGGACCGCGACGGCGTCCCGGTGTTCGAGTTCTTCCAGACCGCCGCCCGCATGGGACCTGCGACCAGCCGCGCGTACGAGGCCATCACCAACCGCGAGCTGACGCACTCGGGCGAGGTGGCCCTGGCCCGCCACGTCGGCAACTGCGTGCTCAAGACCGATTCGCGCGGCGCCCGGCTCAGCAAGGTCGACAAGCACTCACGTCGCCGGATCGACGCTGCGGTGTGCACGGTGATGGCGCTGGACCGGGCCGCGGTCCTGGCCGGGCAGCGCGGGCCGTCCATCTACATCTGA